TTTAAGTATTCCAGAATATGAAATACTATTTGTTGGTGGTGGAGATAGTGAAGGTATAGATGGACCAGATATTCGTAAGGTAGACTTTGATGAAAGTCAAAAACCAATGTGGATCACAAGAAAGAAAAATGTTTTAGTTAAAGAATCTAAGTATGAAAATATAGTTTTAATGCATGACTATCATATCTTTGATCAAAATTGGTATGAAAGTTTTAAAGAGTTTGGAACAGACTGGGACATATGCTCTTGCCCTCAGTATTTAATTACAGGTGCTCGTAATCCTATGGACTGGTCTTTATGGGATAAGCCAGGTCACGGAAGGGCATGGTCATTAGATTATGATGATTGGACACAAACTAAATACATGTATATCTCTGGTGGATTCTTTATGATAAAAAAACACGTAATGATTGAAGAGCCATTAAACGAAAGCCTTGGATGGAATGAAGAAGAAGATGTTGAGTGGTCAATGAGAGTTAGAGATAAATATGTAATGAAGTGTAATGGAAAGGCTATTGTTAGACATAACAAATGGCATAGACATGCGGGTCCTAATCCAAATGCATGATAACAAATTAGTTATATTTGATCTTGATGGTGTGTTGATTGACTCTAGAGATGTTCACTATGACGCATTGAATAGTGCTTTAATAAAGATTAACCCTAAGTTTGTTGTTACAAGAGAAGAACATTTATCAAAATATGATGGCCTTGGAACTACTATGAAATTAAAAATGTTAACAGAATTAAAAGGGCTTCCAGTAGAGTATCATGATCAAGTATGGAAAGAAAAACAAAGACAAACAATAGATATACTACAAAAACTTTCAGAGAATAGAACAGCAATATCTATAATAAAACAATTAAAGAAAGATGGATGGAAAATTGCGGTAGCAAGTAATTCAATTAGAGAGACTATCATAACAGCATTAAATGCCATTGGAGTACTAGGATATATTGAATACATAGTTAGCAATGAAGATGTAAAGCATCATAAGCCATACCCAGAAATGTATTGGAAATGTATGACAGCATTAAATGCCTTGCCTCAAAATACAATAATAGTAGAAGACTCTCATATTGGTAGACAGGGTGCCATAGCCTCTGGAGGGCACCTATACGGCATTAAAGATGCAGATGACTTAGATAAGGATAAGTTTTTTGGTATGATAGATAGATTCCAATTGAAGGGAAAAAAAGAAGTGCCTTGGAAAAATGAAAAGATGAATGTCTTAATACCCATGGCTGGTGCTGGATCTAGATTTGCACAAGCAGGATACACCTTCCCTAAACCATTGATTGAAGTTAATGGTAAGCCAATGATTCAAGTTGTAGTAGACAATCTAAATATAGATGCTCACTATGTGTTTATAGTTCAAGAAGAACATTTTCATAAATATAATTTAAAACAAGTATTAAACTTAATAAAACCAGGATGCGACATTGTAACAATCAATGGCATAACAGAGGGTGCTGCAGTAACAACTTTACTAGCAAAAGAATATATAGATAGTAACGAGCCTTTGTTAATTGCAAACTCTGATCAGATTGTAGAATGGAATAGTAATGAGTGTCTTTATGCTTTTGATGCAGATGAAATAGATGGTGGTATCTTAACGTTCAAGGCTACACATCCTAAGTGGTCTTATGCAAAGATTGGTGATAATGGCTTTGTATCAGAGGTAGCGGAAAAGAATCCTATATCAGACAATGCGACAGTGGGTATATACTATTGGAAGCACGGATCAGACTACGTAAAGTATGCTGAAGATATGATAGAAAAAGATATAAGAACTAATAATGAATTTTACGTTTGTCCTGTTTTCAATCAAGCAATTGAAGATGGTAAAAAGATAAGGGTAAAAGAAATAGAAAAAATGTGGGGTATTGGAACACCCGAAGATTTAAACTACTACTTGGAGAACAACAAATGAATAGAAACAAACAAGACTATCTAAATATGCAAAACAAATATTATGATCAATATGCTGCTGTATGGAGTTTGCAATTTAAAGACCCAGTTGTTGGATCATACGATGCTCACAATGATTGGGAAGATTACGACACATATCTTTTTAAAGATTTTGATACAACTGACATGGTTGCCCTTGACTACGGATGTGGTCCAGGTAGAAACTTAGTTAAATTTAACGATAGATTTAAAAGGATTGATGGGGTAGACATATCTAACATCAATCTAGAAAAGTCAAAGGTAAATTTAGAATATAACAACATTCCTATTCCCAATCTATATCATACATCTGGAGATAATCTATCAATGATTGAAGACAATGTATATGATGTTATGTTTGCAGTTATTTGCTTTCAACATATTTGTGTTCATGAAATTAGATTTAATATATTAAAAGAAGCATACAGAGTGCTAAAACCAGGTGGAAAACTTTGTTTCCAAATGGGATATGGTGGTAAAGAAGGAATTCCTACCGCAAAATATTATGACAATGTTTATGAAGCAGCAAGTACAAACGGTCATGCAGATGTAAGCATTACTGATGAAGAAGAATTAAAAGATGATTTAATTAATAAGATAGGTTTTAAAAATTATAAATCTGATCTTAGACCAACTGGCCCTGGAGACAATCATCGTCAATGGATTTGGGTTCAGACTGAAAAATGAAATACATATCACACCGTGGCAATTTAAATGGTCCAGTATCAAGAGATGAGAATAACCCATTCTATATTGATGCAGCCATTTTTGCAGGGTATGAAGTAGAAATAGATTTAAGAACTAATCTTGGACAATTATACTTAGGTCATGATGATCCAGATCATTTTGTAGATTTACAATGGTTAAAAGAAAGAAAAGATAAACTTTGGATTCATTGCAAAGACTATAGGTCTTTAGAAACTTGTATAGAAAATGATTTACATTGTTTCTTTCATAATATGGATGAATATACTATGACTAGCAAGGGATTTGTTTGGGGATACCCTGGAACTCCAAAAATTTCTGACTGCTCTATACTTGTATTACCAGAAAAAAATCAGGGTACAAAGTATATTAAAGATCTAGGATACTTTGGTATATGTTCAGACTATATACAAGAAATAAAGGATAATTATGTTAAAGCCAATTGATTATAATAAACATTTTGTAATAGGAACACCATTGGTAGCATGGAAATGTGACAGAAAAGAACATCTTGCATGGATAGAAGATAGAATAAATATAATTAATAAATTTCCTAATATAAAATTCTTTTCATCATTTGAATTAGATAATAGAGGATTAGAACCTTTTAATGATGTTATTAATGCATTAAAAGAGGTTAATGGAGATTACTGGACATATTCTATCAATGATATGCAATCAAAAGTCACTTCTCAAAACAGGTGGATAAGAATTGAAACTGGTCGTAATCTTATTAGGGAGTTTGCTCAAAGAGCAAGAATAACTTCGGGCCATCATTGGGGTGAAGATTGTACAGAACAAAATATTGGAGCAGTAAATTATGAAGCAATACTTTATGTAGACTCTGATATAGAGTTGAATGTTGAAGTTGTTGAAAAACTATTAGAAGTAGATAGGCCATTAGTTGGAGTAAATGTTCCTGTTTATGGTCTACATGGAAAAGAAATAAGTAGTAATCCTCCAATACAAGAGCACTGGACAACTGCTGGTATGCTACTGGTAAACTCTCCAGCATTTTATGATCTACCATGGTATCATAATGCTTACTTAAATTTAAGTGACGATCCAACTTTTCAATCAATGGCAGAAAGACTTTTAAGAAGAGAGGGCGTTAATAATTTAGATACCCCGTATGGAATGACTTGGGTAAGAAAAGATATAAGTGCACATCATAAGGGTGAACTGTCCCCAGTAGAGGCTAGAAAAATTCAAGATAGAATGCTATAATATTATGGTTACCTTGCCAAAAGGGGTCATGATATGACGGTTCATAGATAAATGATAGGTTTAATTCCAGCATCAGGCAAGGCAAGCAGACTTGGTGGTCTTCCAAAATTTGCATTGCCATGTGATAAAGATAATACTCCTTTATTAGCAAGACAAGTTAATCAAATGAGTTTTTATGTTGATAAAATTGTTGTAAGTACAACTAGTGCTTGGTATGAATTAGTAAAATCATTTAATCTACCTAAAACTGAAATAATTATTATTGAACCATCTACAATGAATGATGCAGTAATAAAAATGGCTAATGAGTATAAGTCAGATAGTTATTTAATTGGTATGGCAGATACATATTTTGAAGGAGAAAATCCTTATATAAAGTTATCTCAGTCTATAAAAAATAGTTTAATTTCATTAGCATGCTGGCCAATAGATGATGAATTAAAGGGTAGGGGTGGTCAGGTGGAATTAGTAAAAAATTCTATTATAGATATGAAAGATAAGGTATTAGATTGTGATTATCCACATATGTGGGGGGCTTTAGCATTAAATCATGAAATTATTATGCAATTAGATAAATTTAAGGCTCATCCAGGATTAGATCTTGAATACTTGGTAGTTGATAACTTTGATAAACATTTTGCATTTGAAGTTGATGGAAGATATTTTGATGTAGGAACCTTGGCTGGCTATAGAAACTTATTGAATATATTGGAATTATAATGTCATTAGATAACATATGGGTAGTTATACCAATTGGAACAAGAGAAAAGGGTATAAATTGAAAATATTAATAACAGGACATAGAGGATTTGTAGGTAAATACTTCTGTGAAAAATATAAAGATCATGATATAACTGGAATTGATATTATAGAAGGAAATGATGCAAGAGATTTCTTCAAACATAATGAAGAGTATTATGATTTAG